GTTGACCGCTCCTTCGAAATGTTATTTTATCACATTCCCTTGCGCTTCAACACTGCACTTTTATCATACCACTCCAGGTCGAACTTCTTCAAGGCGTCGGCGCCGTCAAAGTGTTCCCTGTATGGAATGGCGGCGGAACCGTGAAGATCGTCTTTGTAAATAGTGACTGGGGAATCCCTTCTTCCGACCTTGTCAACAGCGTTCAAACAGTCGTCGATCCGGTTCAGAACCAGGGCGTCGGTGACGGTATCGCCCCGATCGGACACGTCGTCACGGTCGAAGGTGTGACCGGAACCACGATCAACGTGTCTTTCACTCTGACTTTTTCCGGTTCGGCCACCTGGTCGACCGTCGAAACGTCTGTGAAGAAAGCTATTCAGGACTACTTTGACAGCCTGGCCAAAACCTGGGACGAACAAGAAAACCTTGTCGTCCGCGTCAGCCAGATCGAAACAAAGGTCCTGAATGTCGAAGGCGTGATCGACATCACCGGAACCAAAATCAACGGCGGAACACAAAATATTTCCCTGGCTTCAAATGCGATTCCGGTTCTGGGGGTGGTGACAAATGGTTCTTAAAGAATACTGGCCGCGCTATCTGCAAGAACTGATTGAGTTTCAGCAGATCGCCAACGCGGAACAACCCGAATTCGAAAAGGCCGTCAGTGACGTAAAATCGGCCGCTGACGACTTTTTTCTGGTGTCCCTGTCCGAATATGGGTGCGGACGCTGGGAAAAGATTCTGGGGCTTTCTGTGGAGCCTGGGGACACGTTACAGGACCGCCGCGACCGAATCCTGATTAAGTACCTGGATCAGCTTCCCTATACTTACAGGACCCTTTTGAAATACCTTGCAACGGTCAGCGAAGACTTCACAGTCACCCTAAACGAAAACGCCTACGATTTATATATCAGAATCCGCCTGGAAGGCTACGCCCAGCGCGACGCCCTGGCGGCGACCCTGGGACAAATGATTCCGGCGAATCTGGTTCTTCGCTTGCGGACGGATATTCCACAAGACGACCAACCGGCCAAAACGGCCGCCTGTTCCGCTATGGCTACAATGAACCGGCACAAATACACGCCGGCAACGTAAGGAGGAAAAACGAATGGCAAAATTCAAGTCCATTGTCACGGACGGCGGAAGCGAAGCCCTAACGGCCCTTATCGCGTCCGGACAAAAATTGATACTGACACGCGCGGCCGCCGGAAGCGGCGTCGCCCAGGTCAGCCCGAATACATTGACCGATCTTGTAAACGTGGAAAACGTCAGCGTCAGCCTGTCCGAAAAGGAACTGGTCGAAGGTTCGCCTTCGATTATGCAAATACCGGTACAGGTGACGAACGAAGGTCTGGAAGCGAATGTCTGGATCAGGGAAATCGGTGTCTTCGGCCTGGACATCAGCGGAAACGAAATTCTTTTCTGTTATGGCTGGCTTGACGGCGAAGACAGCGACAACGTCCTTCCGGCGACAACCTTTGAAGAGGACGCCGACACGGTCCACATTCACGACCTGGCCGTCTTTATCACCAACCAGGAAGCGGCGGCCGTGTCCGTCCAGGTGGGCGTCGGTTCCTTTGTAACAACCGCGCAAATGACCGCATACGCCGCGCCTGTGCTTCATACCCAGGCCGCAACAACGATCAACGAAACGACCGGCGAAACCACGGAACAGGTTCAGCGGCGCCAGGACAACGACATTCAGTCGATCCTTGAACAGTTAAACACCGGATTCACCGGAACAACCGTCACACACACTTTCGTTCCTGCACAGCTTCAATACTGGAAAGGCTACGACGGAACAGGAATTCCGGAAGGTATTCTGGATCAATCCCTGAACCGTCTTTATTTATGACCAGAATCGGCGCCACGCCGTCGGAAACGTCTTGCCTTATATCGAACCTATTCACGGAAATTCGGCCCGTCTGCGGCCACTGTGAGGGCGACAGCGTGGTCCTGTGTGGCGTAACCTACGAAGGACAGGAAGAAACCGTCGTCCTTCGTGATTATGGCTTCGACTATTCCGGCAATCCGGAAACCGTCGAAAATATCCGAAAGCGAAGGTGTATCTATGGGAACAAGAAGAAACTACCAGCGGACTTCAAATAAAAATGATAGTCCGCTTCACGTTCTTCCGGTGGCCGAAAGGTTGATCGACTACACCCTGAACCTGACCGACAACGCGAACCGCTTTCCGAAGCGCGTCCGTTTTTCGATCACAAACAAGATTCAGGGCCACGTCATGGCCATATATGACGACCTACTGGAAGCAAACGAAATATTTCCGATCCGCACAGAAGCGGACCGGACAGAACGGCTTCGTCTGCAAAGGACCGCCTTGACCGAGTGCAAGAAACTGCTTCACATGATCGAATTATCGAAGAAGCGTTCCTATATCGACAAGGGAACCTTTGACTATTGGACGAAGCTGACCCTGGACGTTAAGTTTATGACCGCTAAATGGTATAAGGCCGAACAGGAAACCGCCGAACCGGTGGAGCCTTCGGCGCCGATACCTGAAGGCGTGTGATAAAACCATTAGGGAACGACCTGTTACCCCGAACGCCGGCAACGCGAACAATGTGCGCAATGTCAACACCGACGGCAGTCTGAACAACAACAACGCGTACAATGGCAACAATGGCGTTCGGCCGGATTTGGTGGAAAACGTGACCGAGTAAGGCGACGAACCTGAAAGCAGAGTACCCCAACAAAGGAGGTCGTTTCCTTCCGCAAGCCGGAAAGGCTACGGTAAATACATGATTGACGACGAATGGCCTTCCGCTGTGACGGCCGGACTATAAGCGTCAAGGAGGATTCTAAAATTGAGCGAAGACCAGAAAACAGAACCTTCTGACTTCGCGTCCGTCGCAGACTTTAACAGTCTGTATTCGTCGTATACAGAAGCGCGCAAAGGTAAACGGTGGAAGTACGCTGTCTGCAAATATGAAGCGAATGTCCTTGAAAATCTTATGTTTATTCACTTCATGCTGACGTCGCACAAATACCGCTTGTCGCCTTATAACTGCTTCATAGTAAGAGAACCGAAGGAACGCCTGATTATGTATAATTCTTTCCGCGACAAAATCGTTCAGCACAGTCTTTGCGATAATGTCCTGGAACCGGTTCTTTCGAAAACTTTTATATACGACAACTACGCAAGTCAAAAAGGCAAAGGAACACACTTCGGCCTTGACCGTCTGAAGCTATTTATGCAGAAGTTCTACCGGCAACACGGGACGGACGGGTGGGTCCTGAAGTGCGACGTTCGAAAATACTTTTACAGAATCGATCACGACGTTCTGAAATCACAGCTTCGCCGGCTTATCAAAGACCCCGACGTCTTGTGGCTTCTTGATATGATCATAGATTCCACAGAAGGACCAGGAATCCCGATCGGGAACCATACTTCACAATGGTTCGCGGTCCTGTACCTGTCCGGAATGGACCACATGATCAAGGAACGTCTGGGAATCAAATTTTATGGCCGTTATATGGACGACTTCTATTTGATCCACCACGACAAGGAATATTTGCAGTATTGCCTGGAAGAAATCAGAAAATTCCTTGTTCCGCTTGGACTGGAATTGAATCAGAAAACGGCCATATTCCCCTTGACCCAGGGAATCGACTTCCTGGGTTTTAGGACCTATTTGACGGACACCGGAAAGGTGGTCCGAAAGGTTCGCCGTGACAGCAAAAACCGAATCAGACGAAAGCTGAAGAAATTCCGTCACCTTCTGGACGAAGGCCGGATCGACATTGAAACGATTATTCAGTCTTATTCGTCCTGGACCGGACACGCCGAACACGGGAACAGTTACCACCTGATCAGGCAGACGGACGATCTGTTCTTCAGCCTGTTCAGAAAAGAATTGGAGGGAATAACCTATGGCGAAATTACTTTCCGCTTTGCCCGTTGGCGCGATCGTCAAGTCGGCGAACACGAAGTACAACGGGACGGCGATCAGGTTCATAGTCGGCCACCAGGACACAGCGAACGGCCGAACGAAACTGGTCACTGAAAAAATGATCACGCTGAAGTGTTTCGACGCGAAGGAAGCGTCGAACAGCAATTCCGACCGAAAAAGTTATGGTAATAACCGCTATTCAGTGTCTAACATTGACCAGTGGTTAAACAGCGCCGCCGCGTCCTGGTATTCCGCAAGGCACAGCGCCGACGCCGCACCAACAAACGCGAATGTCTGGTCGAACTACAACGAATACGACAGCGAAGCTGGCTTCCTGACAAACTTCGAAGCAGACTTCCGCGCCGCTATCCTGGACACCACGATCCGCGTCGCACTGAATACCGTTACAGACGGCGGCGGTTATGAAGACATTACCCGAAAGGTCTATCTGCTGTCGAACACTGAAGTCGGCCTGTCCAACGAAAACAGCGTCGCAGAAGGAACGGTCTGGTCCTACTTCAACAGCGCCACACGTCGTCAGTGTATGCCTACGGCCGAAGCTGTCAGCAAGTCCGAATATACAAGTTCAAACCTGAACGCTTCGTCTAACTGGTATTGGTGGCTTCGTACCCCGGACGCCGGCTACGCGGACACTGTGCGCGGTGTCGGCACCGACGGCAGTCTGAGCTACAACAGCGCGTGCAGTGGCAGCTATGGCGTTCGGCCGGCTTTGGAATTGGCATCTACGAATCTGGTATCCGATTCAACAGACACAGACGGCGCTTATATCCTTCAGTGGAATCAGCCGCCCACTGACCCGTCTTCTATTTCCTACGGTACGCCCCATGCCGGAAATAGCCTGACTATTACGACCGGCGGTTCTACCGACCCAGAAGGCGACGCCATTTCCTACGTTTGGGAACGCCGTACAGATTCCGGAGCCTACACCCAGATCGGGATCACGACTGCGAAGTCTATCACGGACACCGTTCCGTCGTCCGGTTCTACTTATCAGGTCCGCGTGAAGGCGGTCGACGCGAACGGCCTTGAATCCGGATATTGTACCGGTTCCGCGAAGACTATTTCCTACAATACCGCGCCGGTGATCAGCGGTTCCGACACAAACGTCGGCGCAAAGACTGACCCCTTCAGTCATTCCTATACTGTAACCGACGCCCAGGCTTCTACCCAGACTTTGACCGTTGTCGAAACCCTGACGAACGGAACCGAAACAATCACCCTTCGGACCTTCACAGCCACAAGCGGCGCGACAAACAAGATCGACCTGTCTGACGTCTGGTTGAAACTGATCGCCGGAACCCATGTTCTGACAATCACCGCAAGCGACGGAAACGGCGGAACGGCCACAAGGAAGATCACCTTCAGCCGTACCGTTTCCAGAATTGCCGCCGCGCGCGCCTTCAGCACCGACGCCCTGGTTCAGAAGGTCTTTATTTCTCTTTATCCGACCGAAAGGCCGGCGGATTCCACCCTTCACCTGGAAGTTACGAATAACCCGTTCGACGCTTCCCCCGTATGGGAGGAAATCACAAGCAAAGTGAACAGCCTTGTTCACGTCTTCAGCAACACGACAGCCGCGAACGGTTACGGTCTGGGTTATCGCTTCTACATTCTGAAGGGCGACGCAGAAATCGAAGTTACACAGGCGACGATCCGTTTCGCATAAGCAAGGAAGGAGGAAACGAAAATGTTTGACCCTACAAAATGCGAAAGCGTCAGCATGAAGGAAGCGAAGGCCCAGGAAGCACAAAACCCCGTGAACGAAATTTCCAGGGCGACTTCGATCGCCTTCGTGACTATGGCCGAATCTGGTCAGATTGACGACGTAACCGCAACAGAGAACGCCGGCCAGTTTGCCGTCTGGTCCTATCCTGTGGCATATAAGGCCGGAAACATTCGCCGACACAGCGGCGAATTGTTCCGCTGTCTTCAGGACCACACTTCACAAGCGGACTGGACACCGGACACCGCCGTTTCCCTGTGGGTAAAGATCGGCGATCCGTCGGAGGAATGGCCCGAATGGTCACAGCCTATCGGCGCACATGACGCCTATGACGCCGGCGCGAAGGTGTCCCACAATGGGAAACACTGGACTTCTGACGTCGACGGAAACGTCTGGGAACCTGGCGTTTATGGGTGGACGGAGGTGGCAGAATGACCGAAGGAATTATCATAGGCCTTCTGTCCCTGTGTGGCACGTTGGCCGGCGCTTATTTTTCGAACCGAAAAAGTTCCGCGCTGATTGCCTATCGCCTGGAACAGCTTGAAAAAAAGGTCCAACTTCATAATAACGCGGTCGAACGACTGTATAAAGTCGAAAAGGCCCTGGACGTCTATGAAGAAAAAATGAAGGTCGCGAACCACCGAATCGACGACCTGGAACATGAAACGGCGTAAGAAGAAGGCCGAATTTTCCAAAATTATAATGGCCGTTGTGGGGACCGTTACGATCGTCGTGACGGTCTTCACTTTGGCTATTGTTTGGAAAACGGGCGACACTTCGCCCCTGGCCTATCTTATACCGGCGGTCTTCGCCGAACTGGCAACCGCTACGGGGTTTTATTACAGTAAGGCAAAGGCCGAAAACAGAATAAAACTTCGGAAGCAATACGGCCCCGAAGTTTACAACGATACAAAGGAGGTTTAACCATGTATCAAGCAGTTATAACGAACCTGGTGACGATTGGGTGGGCCATGCTGATCTTTTTAGCCGCCTATCTGGCGAACGTCACCTTTTCCCTGTGGTATAACATCAAAATTCAGAAAGAACAGTTCAGCCGTGAAAAGCTGATCACCGGTGGCCTGAAAGTGCTGACTTTTATCGTCGGCCTGACGCTTCTGTGTATTGCCGTGACTACGCTTCCCCTGTTTGCGAACGAGGTCGGGTGGTCGATTCCGGCCGAATATACCGATCTATTCGCCGACCTGGTTATCATTGGCGCCGTTCTTCTGGTGTCCTGTAAGTACATCAAAGAAGCATTTACAAAGTTTACGGCAATTTTGAACGCCGGCCCTGTGGATAGTGTTGATAACACCCAGGAAAGCCGACAGGCCACGAATCAGATCGGATTCGCTGTCAGAAAGGACGTGAATGAAAATGAGCAATAGTCCCCTTGTAAGCTACACTAAAATTTCCCCGAACAAAACCAGTCCCAGAAACAAGAAGATCGACACAATCACGATCCACTGTGTCGTCGGCCAGTGTTCCGTCGAAACCCTGGGGAACGTCTTCGCCCCTACTTCCAGACAGGCGTCTTCGAATTACGGCGTCGGAACCGACGGCCGAATCGGAATGTATGTCGAAGAAAAAGACCGTTCCTGGTGTTCTTCCAGTGGCGCGAACGACCACCGCGCGATCACGATTGAAGTCGCGTCTGATACGAAACACCCCTACGCCGTAAACGACAAGGCCTTCGCCGCCCTTCTTGACCTGGTGACCGACATCTGTCAGAGAAACGGGATCAAGAAACTGGTCTGGTCTACCAACAAGGAAGACCGCGTCAATCACCGAAACGGGTGCAATATGACCGTTCACCGTGATTATGCGAATAAGTCCTGTCCTGGTGATTATCTGTATAACCGCCACGGCCAGATCGCCGACGAAGTCAATAAACGCCTGGGAAGCTATGTGGAGCCGGCGCCCGAAAAGGAAACCGACAAGGGCGACGCCGGTCTGGCAGTCGGAACCGAAGTCAACTTCACCGGAACCAGACACTACACTTCGGCCTATAAGACGGCGACGGGTAAGGCTTGTAAGCCTGGTAAAGCGAAGATCACGGCGATCGCCGCCGGCAAGGTCCACCCTTACCACCTGGTCGCCATTTCCGGAAAGGGTTCCACCGTTTACGGGTGGGTCGACGCGGCCGACGTTTCCGAAGCGGCAGACCAGACGATCCGCAAGGGCGACAAAGTAAAGGTCCTGAAGGCCCAGACCTACACCGGAAAAACCTTCAAGACCTATTATGACACTTATGACGTGATCCAGGTGTCCGGTGACCGTGTGGTCATTGGTATCGGGAAAACCGTCACCGCCGCCGTTAAGGCGTCCAACCTTCAGAAAGTATAACTGAATCACCGGCAAAAAAAGAAGCGGTCAGGGAATCACCCCTGGCCGCTTTTCTTATTTTTCGACTACTGTGGAGTGGTATGATAAAAGTGCAGTGTTGAAGCGCAAGGGAATGTGATAAAATAACATTTCGAAGGAGCGGTCAA